ATACAACTTTTAATAATAATTAATAAAAATTAGGCTAATTATTATTAGCCTAATTTTTTTAACTTTTTTATTTTAACGTTTGTTTATTTTTGGTTAAAAGCAAAATTATTTAAAAATTTAATAATATTTAAGCTAAAGTTGCCTGATTTTTTAGTGCCTATCAGCTATTTAATTGCTTAAATATTTAAATTTTATTTATTTTTAGGCTAATAGGCTATTAATTTATTATTTTTTAATTATTGCTAGTAGGTGTGAAGCCTAATAAATATTAAATTTAATAAAAATTAGGCCCCCTTAACATATTTTAGCCTGGCAACCCCCTAATTATTCAAAGGCTCATCCAAAAGTTGAGTTGAAAATTTCTGCTGTACATATCTTATGACTTGCGAAAAGGCTGATAGATATATGCCTTATCAATTCATAAAATACTGACCAGAGGGGCCCTTAGGCTCAATTCTATATTGCGCATTCTATTCAGAAAAAATTTGCGCAAAATAGGTTCACTGGACGACATGACTATAGTAGTATAAATGTATATGGGTATAGGCCTACGCGCGTATATAGAGGTTCAAAAATATTAAAAACATACCCAGGGATGAAAGTAGTATACCTCTGGGCCATTATAATATAAAAATAATAAAGATATATAGATTAATATATAAAAATAGCTCTGAGGCTTATTATTTTAATTCTTACTAGAAATATATAACATCTAATCAGAGTTTCGCCTTTTATGCTTACAAATCTATATAATAAATGACGATTTTCATAGGATTTATGCTGATTACAACGGTTCACCAAGTAAAAATCTTTTACGGTTCCTCCTAACCTTTTGATTTCCAATTACTTATATAAACCGTTCCCGGAGGCCGGACCTTTTCTATAACCTCTAACCTAATTTTTTAAAAATATATACTACCCTCTCAGTACCTATTTTTAAATTATTCCATTTGAACTATATAGTAAATGGGTAACTTGGTGAACTATTTATATAAGTGTTTGATTTCCAATAATTTAGAAGTGCCCCGACCCCATTCACCTATGGTTCACGAACCGTTACCTTATAAACATTTTTTACTTTTCAATTTTTTTCTCAGCTGATATAAGCAGGAATTGTCATAAAGAAAGTCATAAGAACTCAATAGAAGTACTGTGTTCTCAATAAAAGTACTCCCTGGAAAGCGCGTTTAATTTTAATAACTACTCACGAAGTACCTTTATTGAGAATTTTCATTTCTCAATAGTTTATCAGCAAAAACTCAATAAAGGTACTTCACGGTTAGTATAGTTTATTGAAAAATACTAAGTTATTGAAAATGTTAAAAATAATTAAAAGTTTCAATAAAATTTCGTAGTTTCAATAATTTTTAGTACTTTTGCGATATAAAAATAAACTTTTAAAGTTTTCACCTATGAGAGAAGTAATAACAAATTATGATATACCTGTTTCAGGAAATCAGCTTTCAAAGCAGGAATTGCTTGTCACTTTAGCCTTTATACTTGAGGGCAATTACAACCCCGGCAACAGGTCTTACATAAATTTTTCAAAGTCTAGAAACAGACCGCGTGCACTAAATACTATAGTGAACGCATGCGAGGAGCTAGGCATTCAGCATTATAACGTCAAAGACAACAATCCTTACAATGTGTATTACGGCGGACAAACTCTTAAATTCCTATTTGCTAGACAAGGCTTAATACCATCAAGATTTAGATGGAAACAAACGCTCAGCATACCGCCATCGTGGATTGGAACAGTACCAAACAATACGCTCGAAAAGTTATTAGAATTTACAACAGATTTGTTGAGGAATAGAGATTTGTTTGTTAAAGAAGACACAGCCTGTCAGATTCATGATAATACCACATTACACGAATCAGTAATTAGGTTTTTCAAGCCGATAAGACCAAATATACGAATTGAGTATATCAATTCTATAAAAAGTGCATGCATACTTGGCCTATCACAAAGTAATAATTCTGACGTAGCTGATACTGCTGATGACATTTCAGATTTACTTTAAAAGATTAAACAATGAAAAGCGTAGATAGAATTAATGATGATATTACTGATATATTACCAGATTCATCAGATTTATTAGGCACAGATGGTCTCAAGCAACGAGCTTCCATGGTCCAGGATAAGTCCAAATCAATACATGACAGGAAAACAGCTCAGGAGCTTGCAAAAGCTAAATATAGATTAGCTAGAGCTGCTGAAGGCCAAGCCGCGAAAGAAGCCGTTCAAGCATTTAAACAGAAAAGACAAGAAGCACGAGATGCCGCATTCAAACAGCTCGAAGACGAAGATAAGCATATACCTGCCAAAGACGTAATAGAATTGGCAAATGCTGAAGCTATTGCACACGGACAACAACCGATGGCTGAGAATGTTGCAAAACAGATTATGCTTTCTCAAGGTACAACACGTCCAGAGGTAGTGAAGCTTCTCAGTTCACTCAATATAAATCTTGATTTGCAGTTAACTAAGAATGATACAGCTAATTTATTAGCTTGTCTTCTTACGGCTAATGAGAATCAGCTTCAAGCCATATATAATAATGAGAAAACGCCTCTTGCTATTAGAATAGTAGTTAAGCGTCTCATGAATGACTCTAAAATTGGAGAAATCCAAACAGTTGAGAAACTCTGGGACCGTATTTTTGGAAAGACTGGAATGTTACTTGATTTGCCACAAGAATCTAAAGCAGCAGGCATCATACCGAATACACCAGTTTCTAGAGAGGCTTATATACTGATTAGAGAATCACTTCTTAAATAGACTATTATGTTCTCTTATTTTTCAAGTATGAAACCGTTTAGTTACGCGGGTGCCCGTGCACGTCCGCCCCCGTACCTTATTATATAATATATAAACAATAATATCATGGCTGAGTTTATGTAGGTTTTTATTAACACATACTCATATATAATATTTATCGCAATCTTGCCTTGTAAACTCAGCCATACTTATAACATAGATAGTTGAGAATATGAAGAAGAAAGGATATTATGAATACGACCCTGTTATCTATCCGAGATTATTGTGCGTCGCTATTGGCATGAATCAAGAAGACGCAAACAAGTGCTTTGAAGGTTGATTTCTCCAATTCTGATGCGATGACCTATGATGAAGTTATGAAAAAAATCGAATAAGAAGTTCTGTTCATTTATTAATTTTGCAAGCAAGGATTCTATGAGAATGGGAGTTTGTTGCCATGAAGCTTCTCATGTGTGTGATGCCATAGAGTATGCTATCGGTATGAAGCATGGCGGCGAGCCCTCTGCCTATCTGATAGGTTGGATTGCTTCTTGTATCAACAAGGCTCGTTTAGGCATTGGAGACTTTGTTGAAATTAAATAACTTAAGAATATATGAATGCTCCAAAAAGAACACTCTCTGAAATGCAACAGAGAGTTATAAATGCAGATACTCTTAAGCATGACGTTGTAAATGCTAAAGAGATGTTACGCCTTGAAATGCTTTCATCATTCAAGGCATATACTAAAGCTATGTTTAAAGCTCAGTATAAACGAAATTTTATAGTAGCTGAGCATCATGAGAAAATTATAAAGGCTTTACAGAATGTAGTAGATGGTAAGTGTAGAAGACTTATTATCAACATCGCACCTCGATATGGCAAATGCCTTGTAAAAGGAACAAGAGTGCTCACAGCGAATAAAGGACTTATTCCTATAGAACTTATTGTTCCAGGCGATGTAGTATATTCACATCACGATAGTAGGCTTGTAACCAACACTGTGCTTGCTACTGAAGAGGCATATAAGCCAACAAATGCAATTACACTTAGGTCAGGTCGTGTGATAGAAGGAAGCTATGACCACCCAATGCTTACTGTATTTGGTTATAAGAACTTAGAAGATATTAAACCAGGAGATAGAATTGTATCACTCAAATCTGAGATTGATACATATTATGAAATATCGGATGCTGAGCTTATATTTTCTACAGTTATGATATTTGAGGGCCACTGTAAGCCTAATTATACATTTGTGAACACTGACCCACTAGTAGTTAAAGCCATGCAGAAAGCCTGTGATGAGCTTTGCATAGAAATCAAACAATACAAAGATTGTGAAAGTTTTGAATATTATCTTAATAATAAGGCTGTCGTTAGAAACATACTACAGAAGTATGGCTTAGAGGGTCATCTTGCATATGATAAGCGCTTACCAGCTAGATGGTTTAATCTTTCTATGAGACAGAAATATATGTTTATAGATATGATGATAGCCACAGATGGAGCAGTAGACACTCGTTCTGGCCAAATACAAATCGGGTTGGCTAATGAAGGCCTCATACAAGATATACAGCAATTACTGCTTTCTATGGGAGTACCTTCTACATATATACACAGAGATAACGCTCATGCTGGAGTTTGGGTGCTAGCTATTCCTCGTAAATATGCTCAGAAACTTTATCCTCATCTTACTTTCTACGGAAAGGCTGAAGCAGCTAAGCATATAATGGATAAAGAAGCTAAGTGTCATTTGGATGTATATCCTTACGAGATTATACAATGTGAGCACCTTACCAGTGAAACTTCAAAGAAAGGTTCTATAAGATGCACGCCTTATAAGAATATAACAGAAGAGAAATTTCTTAGGCTAATTGGGCTATATCCTCAGTTATCTAAATATCATAGTGATGATTTCTATTTCGATGAAGTAGTTTCTAACGAGCCACAGCGCGGACAAGAACTCGTACATCTTGAAGTGGAAAATGACCACAACTTTATAGCCGAAGGCTTAGTATCACATAACACTGAGTTGGTAATTAAGTCCTTTATCAGTTGGTGTTTTGCTTTAAATCCTAAATGCCGATTCTTGCATCTATCATATTCTGATGTGCTTGTAGCAGATAATTCAGATACTGTGAGGTCTATTATGCAAGAAAGCTTGTACAAAGAGCTGTTTCCACAATCTAAGCTTGAAAAGGAGAAAGCCTCTAATAAACGATGGAGAACAGCAGCAGGTGGAGAGATGTATGCTGTTTCAACACAAGGCCAGGTAACTGGTTTCGGTGCTGGTAATGTAGATGAAGAGGAACCAATCAAAGGTTCTGAAACGGCAGATAACCTTACTTTTGATGAAAACTTGAATGAGATGCTTGAGCAGATAGGTGCTCAAGCTAACGTGTTCCAAGGTGCAATTATGATTGACGACCCTATTAAACCTGAGGACGCCGATTCAGATATAATACGTGAAAGAATTAACCTACGATTCGAAAATACTATTCGTAATCGTACAAATAGCCGTAATACTCCTATAATCATAATCATGCAAAGGCTGCATGAGCATGACTTGTGTGGATATTTGCAAGAGATAGAACCGGATGAGTGGACTGTTCTGTCATTGCCAGCTATACAGGAAGACCCTGAAACTCATGAGCGCCATGCTTTATGGCCTATGAAGCATACACTGGAAGAGCTTGACCACATGCGAGAAATAAACCCTCTTGTATTTGATACTCAGTATATGCAGGACCCTACACCTAAAGAGGGTCTTATGTATTCAGAAGGCTTTAAAACTTATAGTAAAGACCAACTACCACAAGGCAAAGAGGCAGCTCACAGGTGGAATTATACAGACACGGCTGATACTGGAGCTGATAATCTGTGTTCCATCTGTTTCATAGATACACCTGAGTATGTGTATGTTACTGATGTGTTGTTTACAGATGCTCCAATGGAAAAGACCGAGCCAAAGACAGCAGAGATGCTAACACGAAATCAGACTGTATCAGCTCTTATAGAATCAAATAACGGCGGTAGGGGCTTTTCTAGAAATGTCAAAAAGATATTACGTGTAACATTTAGAAACTTTAGAACAGCTGTTAGAACATTCACGCAGTCTGAGAAGAAGGTTACACGTATATTCACTAATTCTGGAATGTGCCAAAGCGATATTCTGTTTCCAGAAGGTTGGGAAAAGAAATGGCCTAAATTCTACGCAGCACTTATGTCGTATCGTAAAGATAACAAGAAACAACAGCATGATGATGCTCCTGACGCTTTAACTGGTGTTATGGAGATGCACAGTAGAAAGCATAATACTAGTAGAATAAGACTAAGAAATTAATTTTATATCCGTTAACAATTTTTAACATAAAAAATTTTAGAGTTTCGAGCTTTTTTAGTATATTTGCACTATAAAATATAGGTTATTAGTTATTTAAGGAAATGTGCTTTCATGATAACATGTATAAGTGTATTTTATTACACAGGGGTAGTTGGTAATTTTAAAAAGCTCTCAGCGGAGAGCTACATCCTCATTCTGGTGAACTAGTCGCACCATGTCCGTCCGGTGGCTAGAGAGGTTCGATTCCTCAAACGAGGGCTAACGTAGGGTAAATCATAAATCGCAACTAAAAGCGGCAAACATGGTTGTATAATCTATGGAGCCGCTTTATTATCGCCGGGCAACAAAGGAACAGGCAGGTTCGCTAGATGTACTTCTAGAAATCGTGGGTTCGAGTCCCACGTCGGTGACTAACGCATAGCTTTTGCACTCACTGCTTAGCTTTGCATATTATTAACTAATTAATATTAAATAAGTATGGGATTGAATTGCGGATGTCCAGCAGGTAAGCACCTCAATGACCTTGAGATTGCTGAGTGCAAAGAAAGCTTTGGACAGATTCAGAAAGTTATTTTTACCCGTATTTTCGGCTCTACTGGTGTTAAGAACAAGATTCCTAAGGAAAGCATTACTAAAAAGGCTTCCATGACACCTCTTTTTTCAGCTGGAGACGGTACTAAGCTTGTTATTTCGCCTTATATTCAGAATCCGACAACTGAGCCAGGTGATGCTCGTACATTCGGTGGCGGCAATCAGACACTTGGTGGTGTTGAGATTGTTATCGGTCGTGAGCCAACAACATTTACAGGCATTATTTACCAGGAAGCTCAGCCAGTTATTAAAACGCTTAAATCTTATGCGTGTGAAAAGATTGGCGTGTTCTTGATTGACGAAAACGGTAATATTGGAGCTATCGATTCAGACGGAAGTGGCACAAACTATGAGCCTATTCCTGTTGACAAGTTCTTTGTAGGTGATAAGAACCTTGGTGGTTATGAGGAGCCAGATTCTAACACAATTAGCTGGAGCTTCTATCCTAACTGGTCAGATGACCTTGTTTTGATTAAAGCTGATACGCTTGATTACAACCCACTTACGGAGCTTACGAATGTAGCTTCAAGTTAAAAATAAAGAGCTCGTTATGGTACGACAAATTAGAAAACCAGTAAAAAAGGTACGTCTCGAAGCAGGTGATATTTCGCAAGAGTTTGAGGTATCACACGCTGAAAGAATTCTCGGTATGGGACCAGCCTTAAACGGTGGTTGGCATGTACCTGAAGATAGTGAATACGAATATACAGAAGAATATGGGCTTAAGCTTAAATCAAATAAAGGAAATTCTGCTGAAACCGAAGAAAAGACAGCTGATAAATAAGGCTTCTTCTCTTCAACAGCGTGTTAGATTCCATACGGAAACTAACATATCCTTGTTTGACTATAATCGCTCAGCTCAGTTATTTCTTGATTGGGTATCTCACTTACTTCCAAAAGATAAGTACAACATATTTGTTCATCTGTTTCAATATCCACTTCCAACTTCAGCAGTAATAGATGACGTATACAGAGAGCTAGAACGAGTATTCTACAGCAGAAACTCAAGTTTAGCATATCAGTTTACATCATCTGAACTGCTTGAAGATTGGCTGAATTACAAGAAGAATGTTCTTCATGAGCCGGATATTTGGAAGACTGAAGCTTGGAAACAACTGCAAGTTTCACCTAACAGTGTACTAGTAGTTGACCTTCCAAAACAACAAATGGGCTTTCGACCAGAGCCATATTTCTATTGGCTTGATATTGATAATGTTATCGACTACGAACTTGTTGATAATAGTATCACTGATTTTAAATGGCTTGTTTTCAAACAGCCAGAACATAGAATAGCGGTCTTTGACAGTACTTCAATAAGAGTTTATCAGCTTAATGAGAAGAACGAGATAGAGTCTCTGTTGACAGAGGCTATTCATAATTTAGGATTTTGCCCAGCACGATTTTTCTGGACAACTCCTATTAATGAAAAATATCCAGACATTAAGAAAAACCCGATTACAAAGGAATTATCTCGTCTGGACTGGTATCTGTTCTTTTCTATATCTAAACAGCACCTTGACTTGTATGCTCCGTATCCTATTTACTCAGCTTATGAGGCAGATTGCAACTTCGAGAACAACGAAACAGGTGAATACTGTGACGGTGGTTTCTTAAGAAACGCAGATGGTGAATACGAGATTAATGCTGATGGAACAGTAAAAAAGTGTCCATGCTGCGGTGAAAAGCGTATAGCTGGTCCTGGTTCCTTCTTAGAAGTGCCAGTTCCTAATCAGACAGAGGGTATAGCGGATATGCGTAATCCTGTCCAGATTACTACAATTGATAAAAACAGTCTCGAGTACAATGTTGAAGAGGTTCGCAGACTTCACGATGAGATTGTGGTCTCTGTAGTAGGAGCAGGTGGCAATGCAGCTGTGTCTGAAAAGGAAGCTATAAATGAAACGCAGGTAGCTGCTAATTTTGAAAGCAAAACAGCTGTTCTTAATACTCTGAAGACTGACTTCGAACAGGCTCAGAAGTTCGTAGAAGACACTATATGTAAACTTCGTTACGGAGATAATTTCATATCATCATCGATAAGCTGGGGCACAGAATTTTATGTCTTCACTGTCGAAGAACTCTATTCTAAGTATAAATCTGCTAAGGAGAGCGGAGCCACTGAAACAGAACTTGATGCTATAATGCAGCAAATTCTTGAAGTGGAATATCGTAACAATCCGCTTGTTTTGCAAAGAATGCTTATATTGAAGCAGCTAGAACCATATCCTCATAAAACGCTTGATGAGATAATGAAGCTTTATAACGCAAGTTTACTTAACGCAAACTACGTAAAGCTTAAGATTAACTTTTCAGAGTTCATATCAAAATTTGAGCGTGAAAATATTGATATTGTCGAATTTGGCTCTTCTCTTCCATTACGCGAAAAGATTAAAATCATTAAAGATAAATTATTAGAATATGTCAAACAAAACGATGAACAAGGCGGAGCTCCAAGAGTTGATTCAGGACTTGAAGGAACGTCAGGAGGAACTTCAGCAAATTCAGTTGAATAATCCTGAGGCTTTTACAGCTGAACAGAAGAAGGAGTTTTATAACAACGCCAAAGAGCTCAAAACTGCTGAAACACGTCTCGCTATCGTAGAAGAGGCTTTGAAGCAGAATGTGAATAACCAGTCTGGAGAAGATTCTCAGTCCGTAAAGCTTAAAATTGCTTTTGGCAATCGCTATAGCCGTAGAACAGGTAAAGAGATAAATCCTCCTCAGCCTGTTTCATTTACGTACGGAGAATGGCAGTTATTTAAGGAATCTTATCGTCGTCTCGGCTATGAGATTGCAGAAGTTATTAATGACCCATTTGGTGATGCAGCAGCTCTTGTTGCAGTACCAGAAGATTAAATCAAAAAGCTAGTATGATAACAATTGAAATGCTTAATCAAAATTCAGCTTTGAGTACTCTCACCGATGTACAGAAAGCTGCAATTGCAGAGATTTCAAAAAATGATGAAGCTACTGTAATTGGAACTAAGATTGGAGCTCTTCACGGCCAATACGATGCTGATATTTTAAATGTATCAGGTATTGCTAAAGCAGAAGGTGAAAAGAGCTATGATTATCTTAAGCGTGTTCTTGGTGATTATAAGACCAAGCTTGATGGCACAAAAACTCTTTCTGCTCAGCTTGAAGCACGGAAAAAGAAAGTTACTGAGCTTGAAACTAAGCTTGCAGCTGGTGGTTCTGATGAAGCACTTAAACAGCAGCTTAAAGATGCAAAGCATCAAGTAGTTCAGCTTCAAACACAGCTTACAGTTAAGACTGAAGAGCTTGATAGAGCTAAGAAGGACTACGAACAGAAGGAAAAAGACCTTCAGGTAGGCTTCGCATTTACTAATGCTACAGCTGGTATCAAGTTTAAAGCTGATGTTTCAGAACCAGTTAAGAAGATTCTCCTTGCAGCTGCTAAGGATGAGATTCTCGCTAAAGGTACTCCTGATTTCATCGATGATGGTAACGGTGGAAAGAAACTAGTGTTACGCGATGCCGCTGGCAATACTCTCAACAATCCTAAGAATAATCTCAATCCATATACTATCGAAGAGTTGGTATTGGAAACAAGTTTGAAGGATGTTATTGATACAGGCAGACAGCAGTCAGGTGGAGGTACAGCTCCTATTAAGCCAAATGGAGGAGGTGGTACAACTCTTGACTTGTCTGGTGCTAAGACACAGCTTGAGGCTGATGCCCAGATTGAGAATTATTTGCTTTCTACAGGTCTTACAAGAGATAATGCAGAATTTGGCAACAAGGTGCTTGAAATAAGAAACGAAAATAATGTTTCAGAACTTCCTATTCGATAAAAAACATAAGCTGAATGGCGTACAAGGGTAATGCGCTATACCAGTACGAAATATTAACACTTTAAAAATTTAGAGACTATGAGTTTAGTACTAACACGAATTCAGAACATTCGTTCAAACTCGAACTTGGATAAGTACGAGTATCGTCCTAGCCGATATGGTGCTCTTGACGCTTTTATTCAGCAGTCTAATGACCCTACCGGCATTCTTACCGAGGAACTCAAGCAGAAGGCACGTACTTCTATTGGTAACATCCTCGAAACCCCAGTAATTGACTATGATAAGGGTATTACTATCAGTAATACTAGAACTCTTACAATTGCCGATAGCGAGAATACGTCAAATATGGTTCAGATTAGTTTTGCTACATACGCATTTGGCTTTACTATCGCACCAGCAATGTACATGAACAACGAGATTGGCATCCAGAAGGATTTTGAAACGAAACTTATGAAGTATATCTACAAGCTCGCTCAGAAGCTTGACCAGGATGCTCTCGCTAAGTTGGCAGCAACTAAAACACAGGTTATCAATAATTCTCTTTTGTATGACAAGACTGATAACACCATTAACGCAAAGTGGACAGAGCGTGAGAATGTATTTGGTGACCTAGAGCCTATCATGGCCGCTAATGACTTCTTTGGTCAGTTGCACATCGTAGGTGATGCTGGTGTTGAATCTATCATGCGTAAGCTACAACAGCACGGTTTGTACAATGATGTTAACAAGCAGAATGAGTTCGGCAACAAGATTATTCACTTGACTAACAACATGCCACTTGCACCAGGTAAATATGCACAGGGTTATGCCATCAATTCAGGTTCTCTTGGTTTCATGACACGTTTTGAGCGTGACTGCTTGCTTGGTACTGTATCTGGAGACGGCCATGAGTGGGGTATTGCGACCTTGCCACTGCTTAACATTCCTTGCGGTACATACTTCTACGACTCTGTAGGTGATTATTCTGCTATTGCCGGTGTTGCAACAGCTGATATGACACGTACACGTAAGGAGCATTACGGTTTTGCAGTTGATATCGCATTCCTTACTCCTTACAACAGTGATGCTGAGACTTTGGCTAGTCCAATCATTGGTTTCAGCATTTCTAGTGCGAATGCTCATTATGCTGTTCCTGTACAGCAGGTTGTAGCTCCTCCAACAGAGTAATCTTTCTTTGGGGTGAATATCTAATATAAATCTAGAAGAAACTAATAATGGCTTTTAGTTGTTATTAGCTTTTGATGGGGTCCTGCGGGAGGACAGGCTGATGAAAAGGTCTCGTTCCTCCCGTTTTTTCATTTTAAACTGAAATATAATCATGATAAGAATAGCGGATATACAAGACAAAATGCTCCATCTAGTAGGATGGAAACAGAGTTATGATTCATCAGACATCGCGCTATCTGATAATCTAACGCAAACTGAATCAGGTATGTATTTTCAGCAGATTCATCCTCTTCTCACGTTGGATAATTTACGAAGTATAGCTCCTGATTTTCAAAACTACAACTGGCAAGTTCATGATGCAAACAAGGCTTATAAATCTGGAGAAGTAGTTCGAGTAGATGATTCTTTGTATAAGGCCCTTCAAAATGTTCCAGCTAAAACAGATATTTCAGACACTGATTATTGGATTGAAACAAATCCGTTTTCTGAATGGCTTGAAGATAAAACTAAAGCTAGTATTGTAAAACTTGTTAACAAGTTTATCAGTATGAAATTAGCTGATAAAGCCTCAAAATCCTTAATTGAAAATAAGATATTGTTCGATGGTACTGGTAGACTTATTAACAAAATTGAAAATCGCAACAAGTTAGTAGGATTTGAGATTGATACTGTTCGCTCTAAAGGCGTTACAGTTAAAATTGATAAGATTGGTCTCCAGATGACAGAGCCTGGTTCTTATACTTTGTATATTTTCCATTCTAGCAATCCAGAACCAATTTACACTCTCACTTTTAAGAAAACCAAGGCTAATAGTCTTGAATGGTTTAAACCAAAAGACGACATTTTACTACCTTACGAGAGTGTCAATACTGATGCTGGAGGTAGTTGGTATTTAGTATATAAGCAGTCAGAGCTTCCTGAGAATGCCCAGGCCATCTATAAAGACAGAGATTGGTCTACAGGTCCATGCAAGGCCTGTTCTAGAAGTGAGTTTTTAGCATATCAAGCTTGGTCCAGATATATTGAAGTACATCCATTTTATATGTCAGAAGATGAAGAATTTGACCCAGAAATGATGAACTTCACTTATGATAAGAACTATGGCATTAATCTTGAAGTTTCAGCATATTGTGATTTGACTGACTTTATTATTAAGCAGAGGGCAATATTCCAAGATGTACTTTCAAAACAAGTAGCTATAGACTTTTTACGAGAGTTTGCTTACAATCCAAACGTTAGGACTAACAGACACTCTATCAACGCCTCTAAGTTAGATATTTTAACAGAGTTAGACGGTGATGCTAGTAACATGAGACAGTCTGGACTTTCGTATGAATTGGATATTGCTTTAAAAGCTTTATGTATTAGCACACAAGGACTAGACAGAATATGTTTGCCATGTGTGAATAACGGAATTAAATACAGGTCTATATAATATGGCATCTCGGTACTACGGTTTATCTATTAAAAACTTAGCTTATAGACTAAGAAAGTTTGACGAGGTCCTTGGTAGGGAACTCGTTAAAACCATATTAGCCCATGAGCAGGAAGTTATAGAAGCTATTACTGAAGACCAGCTATATGATAGAGGTGTAAATGGAGACGATATTGAGATTATGTCTTATGCTCCTTATGCTCCGAGTACTATAAAACGAAAAATTAGAAAAGGACAACCTTATAATAGAGTAACGCTCAAAGATACAGGAAAGTGGTACAAATCTTTAAGACTTATATATGATGTTGATGGTTTTTTTCTAACAAGCACAGATGATAAAAACAAATATCTGAAAGGCAAGTATGGACCAAAAATTCTTAAACTCACAAATGATAATTTGAAAAATATCATATACAAGTATGTAAGACCAGAATTAGCAACTAAGCTTAAAGAATATTTAAAAAATGGCACAGAAGAAGAATAGTGTAGAGCGCGGTATAGTTATTCCAATGAAAGAAAATCCTGTGTTGCTAGATAAGGTTATACAAGATATTCAAAAAACATTGGAAGAAAAGCTCAAATGGCTTGATTATGCATTTGGTCGTTCTTATAAGTTAGTCGAACATCAGGAAGGCGGAGGAAAATTTATATATCCAGCTGCATACATAGGAAAATCTGAATATGCTGCTCTACTTCCGAATGACCAATATGGTAATTTTTGCTGGTTTGATATTTATGATGCACAGAATATTACTCAAGTAGTTCAATCTACACCGCAGTTTACATTTTCAGGAGCTATAGTTTTTTGGTTCAATCTAAATACTATTTTTGCTGACAGCGATGCAATGTATTCTGAGGAGGTAAAAGATGAGATTATTAGAGTTCTTACTACTCCAGGTCTTATTAAACAAACAGGTAGACTTACTATCGATAAAGTTTATGAGAGATTCGAAAATATCTATAGAGGATATTCACTTGAAAAGATTTATAACAGCTACGTTTATTCAGGTCAAGATATTCAGTCGATGGACAAGCTATTTTTTATGCATCCATATTCTGGATTGAGATTTGAATTCACAATAACAACTAGAGAATTATGCCAACGTTATATCAAATAATTTTAATTGCTCTATTTTCTGCATTTGTAGAATTATTTATGAGCGTATCAGGTTTTAGATACTGGCTTAGAGACCGGTGTGATAGCATGGATTTTACACTTTTAGTTAAAATGCTTGAGTGTGATTTCTGTCTAGGTTTTTGGCTTAGTGTTATAATATCAATTATAATGGTATTAATTACGCTTGACCCATCGTATTTTTGTGTACCAGTGTTTGCAACTCCTATAACAAGATTTCTAGTATGAAAACAATATCATTAGCTAATAAAACTATAAAGTTATATGATTCAATCGACGAGATGCCAATTGAAAATTTTCAGAAATATAATAAGTATGTTATCATAGATGCTGGACTTGGTTCTGATATAGATTCAGTCGATGAGCATATAGTGCAAATTGCAAAACTTATTAATTCTGGAGACAAGAAAAAAGCTATGCAAGAACTTCAAAATATGAGACAAAATATGCACATGATTGTGAGTGGAATATCTCCAAAGTATATGGCATTTACAGCTCTCATATACAGTATAGATGGAAAAAAAGTAGAAAGCCAGTCTGATACTAGTTTACAAGAACTATTATCAGATTTAAAAAAAGTAGAGCATGGTTCTATCATAGAAACGCTGTTTCAGCTGAAAAAAAAACTTTCGACAGAATTAGAAACTTATTTTCCAGATAATTTTGATTCGGCAAAAGAGAAAATGATGTATGAACAGATTAAGCAGAGAACAATCTTGCAGCTAAAAGGTATTATAGAAGACAAAGAATATACCAAAGAAATAGCTGATATAGACTTGTCTCTGCTTAAATCTTATAAGCCAGGAATATTTACTGGCAAAAATTCATTTGAATTAAAATATGACAAACAGTTTGAAAGTTTATGTATGTTAATTGGCCAAAAAGCTAATTTAAATGCTAAGCAGATGACTGTTCTTCAATTTTACGCAACAGTTAATAATATAAAAGCCCAGCTCGATGCTGAAGCTAAAGCTTATAAACGAATTAAACACAGATAATTATGGCAGATGATGTAATAAAAGAAAGTGACCTCATACAGTCTGACGGTTCTATAGACAAAATTACTCAATCCTTAGAACTGCTTATAGATAGCTATGGAGACATGGTTGCCGCTATAAAGAAAGGTTCTTCTGAAATGGTAGAGGCTATAAAGAATATGAGTACTTCTACCAAAGAAGGTCGTGCAGCTTTAGATGATGCAGCCAGAGCAGCCCAAAGATTAGAAAGAGCGCAGAAAGAATATGAGTTTGCGCAGACTGATATCGGCAAAGAAGTAGCTGATTTAAAATCTAAAACAGCTGCTTTAAATAGAACTACAGCTGAGAGTAAGAAGGCACTCGAGTTGCAAGCTGGTTCCTATGAAAGAATTAGAATACACCTCAAGCATCTTATTGACTTATATAAAAACATGTCTGCACAACAAAGAGCTTCTAGAGGTGATGATATTATTCGTCAAATTAACGAACAGAGGTCTAGACTTGCAGCTATGGATGAGCAACTCAGAGCTCATGTTACACAGATTTCTAAAGTACAGAAAGCCGAAGAGAAATTAGCTTATTTACAGTCCGAAGAAGGTCAACGTTATCTTGAGTTGAAGGCCAAAATTCGTGAAGTAATGGCTGCTCATACAGCTCAACGAACTCAGGTTGATGCTCTCACACAAGCCCAAAATAGATATAATCAGGCTGCAGATGCTACAAATATACAAGTTAGAGAGTTAGACTTACAAACAAAGGCTCTTAATCAGACTGCAAAATATCAAGCTCAGATTAATCAATCTGCTGAAGGTTCTTATAACAGACTAGCAGCTCAGTATGCTCTTAATAAGATTAAGCTGAATGCTATGTCAGCTGCAGAACGTTCAGCCACTGATACTGGCAAAAAACTTGAACAAGAAACTGCAGCTATATACAAGGAAATGATAAGACTTCAGGAAGCTACTGGAAACCACAGACTTAGTGTTGGTAACTATGCTAAATCGTGGGATGGCCTTGGTATATCTATATCTCAAGTAGTTCGAGAACTTCCTGCAGCAGCTGTATCTCTCAATACATTCTTCCTTGGTATCTCTAACAACATACCTATTGTTATTGATGAGATTAAAAAAGTAATAGAACAGAATAAAAAGTTACGAGCTGAAGGTAAACCTACAGTTTCTGTAGCAGGTTCTATTGCTAAAGCTTTATTTAGTTGGAACACAGCTCTTGTACTTGTATTATATGCATTGTCAGCTAATGGAAAAGAAATAATTACCTGGATTGGCAAAGCGTTAAAAGGTAAAGTTACTGCCGAATCAATGACAGACGCTTTCCATAATATAAATCAGGAACTTAAAAATACGAATGCTAATTTTGGAGAAAACGTAGCACAGTTACAAGTACTTGGTGATAAGTGGAAAGAGCTTGGTGGAAATCTTAAAAAACAAAAGAAGTTTATAAAAGATAACAAAGAAGAATTTCACAATTTAGGAGTATCTGTAAATGATGTAAATGATGCGGAAAATGTATTAGTTAAAAATACAACTGCTATGATTATAGCTTTGCAGTATAGAGCTAAAGCTGCTGCAGGCATGAAACTGGCGGCTGATAAATACAATGAAGCCTTACAAAAACAAGCAGAACTTGATGAAGAATTAGCTAAAGGACCATCGTGGACAGACCAAACAGGAGCAAGTGTTGGTTATATAAGTACAACTGGAACAGGTCCTGCAGCAGGAGCTCGTCAAGCACAGGAAATAGCTAAAACTGCTAAACAACGCAGGAAAGCACGTTTAAAGATGCTTAAATCTGAGGTCGATGCTCTAAATAAAGAAGGTGACCAGTATGTACAAGCTTCTCAGGATAATTTACGAAAATTTAGAGAGCAACTGAAAAAAGCAGGCATAGAAGAATATCACAAAACAGATAAGACGAATAAAACGCGTACTCCAAGAGAACGCGACCTCACAGATACAATCTGGAAAAATGGCCTCACGATTCAAAAGAAGTATGAGGCTAGTATTACAGCTCTGCAACGAGATGAGTTTAAAAAGCGTAAGCAAGAAGCCGTAGATTCTGCTGAAGCTACAATCAGAGAGATGCAAGAGAAGTTCCGTAAAAACGAAGTTTTCTTAGCAGGCAAGAAGGGAAATAAACCACTTACTGATGAGCAAAAACAGCAGGTTCAGAAACAGCAAGAAGAAATAGCGGCCATTATTGAGAATACTCAAAGAAAACTCAATCTTGACTTGCAAGATATTGAAGACGAACGACAAATAGATAGCATGACTAAACTTCGTCAAACTATGAAGTTTAGATATGACACTATTTCAGCTGAAATCGAGAAGGAGAAAAAGCTTAGACTGCAGCAGCTTGATGACCGTGAAGCAGCTTATACTACAAAAGCTGCTACTGTTTCAAAAGATGGTCAATCAGAGACTGTAATTACAGGACAAGCTACTCCTGAACAGTTGGCTGCCTGGCATCAAGAAAGAGCTCAGCTTGAAGCTAAATATGACCAAATTATTCTTGATTTGCGAGCTAAAGAGATACAAGAACAGTTGTATCTTGTAGAGAAAGGCACTAAAAAAGAAAGGCAGTTACTTCTTGAGCAGGTTGAGAATGCTAGAAAATTAGCTTTAGCTCAGAATAGAGCTAAGCCAGTTGAGCAACAAGAATCTGAAACTAGTATTAATGCTAAATTCAATAAGCAAAAATTATCGGTGTCTGGTTCTAATAGACTACAAAATTTCCAGCAACAGCAGGCTTTAGCGAAATCAGAATTTGATTTATCTAAGCATACATCTGATGAAATAAAGAAGTACGAATTAGAGCAAGAAATTGCACTGTGGAAAGAGAAGATAAGATTAGCAAAAACAGGAGCTCTTGATTGGTCACAAGCACAAATTGATGCAGCTCATAATACAGTTACTAAGTATCAGCAGGAATTGAGCAAAGTAGATGATAGCTTAAGTTTTATTGGAAGAGTTGGCAAATATGGCCCTTCTGGTGCTTTACTAAGTTATATGGGCTTTGATGATAAAGGCTTACAAGCTTGGAATGATGCCGTTAATCAAGTTGTCAGTAACCTTCAAGAAATAGCTCAAGCCGAAGTTGATATCGCTCAAGCAGCTGTTAATGCAGCTGAAAAGCGAGTAGAAGCAGCGCAAAAAGCTTATGATGCTGAAGTAGAAGGACGTAACAATGGTTACGCAAATCAAGTTGCAACTAAAAAGAAAGAGTTACAACAAGAGAAAAAGAATATGCAAGAAAAGCAGAAACTTCTTGAGCAAGCTCAAAGGCGTCAAGAAGCTATTAATACTGTTGTTCAAGCTTCATCTCTTGTCACAGCATCTGCTAATATTTGGTCAGCTATGTCTGGTATTCCTATTATCGGCCCAGCTCTTGCATTAGCGGCTATTGCAACAATGTGGACCAGCTTTGCGGTTGCTAAAGTGAAAGCTAAACAAGCTACAGCTGCAGCAAATCAGGAATACGGAGAAGGTGGTCTTGAGTTCTTAGAAGGAGGCTCACATGCTTCTGGTAATGATATAGATTTGCATCAGAAAAATTCTAAAGGTAAAAATATGCGAGCAGAAGGTGGTGAAGCTATGGCTATTATAAACAAGCGCAACACTCGTAAATACAGGCGTGTACTTCCTGATATTGTTGACAGCTTGAATAAAGGTATATTTGAAAATAAATTTTCACGAGCTTTTAATAAAGCAGATAGTTTGCAAGCGCAAATGGTAACTGTAGAAACAACCACTGATTTGTCAAACATTGAAAGAAGTGTAGAAGCTATTAAAAAACAAAATTCTGAACGTGTTTATCCTTTGGGAGATGGTAGAACTCTCATTATAAAAGGTAATGTGAAAAGGTATATTAATAATTAACCCAGTACTTTATTTTTATAATCTCTGGGACTTTAAATTATATTGAATTATAAATTATAAAGATATATAAATTTTAAAGCTCCAGAGATTAAAATTTAAAGTCTATCTAGATTTATAAGCTTTATGAATAACAACATATTTTATCTGTTTAAAGGAGAACAGCGAACAGCTACAAACGGACAGTTTAATGTAAATACGGGCGAGTTTGAGTATACTACTGAGGCAGGAAAGTACTGTATTACGTCCTGGCTAACTAACCTAAGACCAGATAATAGAAATGGCATTCCTGTTTTCAGTGTGTTTGCTCCTGAAATAGCAAGTGTAAAACAGATAAGAGTTTTTATGTATGACAAAGACATAAAATACCTAGGCTATGATACTATACAAACTGATAACCTTGAATATTTTATTTATAGTGATGAGAGCATACATAAAAAGGTTGAATATATTAGATGTGATTTTATTTTAGATATTTCTGAAACAGAATTATCGCAGATGACTAGTACTGAGATTGACGGCATGCTTATGCATGTTTGGATTTATTCAGGCTTTAAATTGCAAGAACCACACTATAAAAAACTTGAAAACAAGTATAAAAAGGAAACTGGTCAAGTATTTTTTAGAAGTTCACTAGAAGGTTCCATTAAAATATTTGGTACTGATTGTGATTTCATAAAGTCGCAAAGCTTAGAAACAAAATATCTATTTATGGTAACAAGCAGCGAAGGTCTAGTATTGGCTTTAAATTCTTTTGCTAAAACAGATTGTAAGCTTGATGATACAAGGCATTCAATTGAGTTGAAGTTATCTTCTATAGATAGATATTCAAAACTTATGAACAAGTATGATAATACTTATGATTTGATTAAACTTTCGCCAGCTATAACACCATTAACATTAACTAAACGTCTATTATATCAGTTTTATATTCAAGGAGCTAATTCAGTGTCATGTTATGCTAACGGAACATACTGGGAACAAGATGTCAATGAAATTATAGATGATGAGTATGCTCTTAAAAGTAAATACCATTTTACTGAAAATTTAACAAAACAAGAAATAATTGTGGAACAAGAACAATCTGATTATTTTGCCGGAACTTATATAAGAGATGAAAGTTATAATGGCCGTGAATGGGTTCACGTCGCAAATAAAAATCTTGTATTACGATTAGAGCCATTAACAGATAGTCAGAAAGCTGGTTATAATACGCCAGCATGGCCTTATGGTAATATATTGAATGCTGCTACTGGTGTTCATCCTGCAGATACTCACGGAGAAAGTAAAGATTCTTTATACTGGATAAGGTTTATAGATAAAAGAGTATTTGGAAGTACTAGCTCACCAAATCTTAAATCAAAAAGCGTGTATTGTACAAGTTATTCAGCCAAAAAGTTTAATGGAATATTCAGTTCAGCCACTAATGCTAATTATGAGCTTAAAAAGGAAATAGATAATACTGATGCTTTTAATCTTAGGGACTGTTTGATTAATTATACAATTTGGGGACGCATACTAGCTGATGTTGATACAGCCGTAGAGCCATCAACAGGACAAACTATAACATTATATGATTTACCAAAAGATGATTTTATATCTGAGAGAGTTAATTATAGAAAATGTATCGGCGTAATAGGACTGCATATAAAACAAACTGGATATACTGTAAAGCACCCTACAAAATATGGAAGAAATGATTATGGAGAGTATTTTTCAAATAATTTTGTAAATATTACAACGAAAACTGAGTGCATGCCTGTTCCTATAAGCAGAAGTACATGGGCTAACACTTCAATTTGGGCAATTATTCCTGACTCATGGGGATTTTTTGATAGCCAATTTAGAATACAGTTTATTTTAAAAGATGCTTTTTCATTATCAAATGTGATAAAAGCATTATTGCATAAAATAGACCCACTTGTGAAGTTTGAGGCTACTAGTGAATATAGTGCATTTTTCTATGGCGAAAATATGCAAATTATACCTGGTGATTTATATAGAACTAGGTATATTCCATATATTACACCGAAGTCAAATGTGCTAAAAGGTAATTATGACCAGGCCGCACAAAAAGCAGAAATAACATTTGAACAAGTCATGAACATGCTAAGAGATTGTTTTAGATGTTATTGGTATATAGATGATAATAACCGACTGAGAATTGAACACATTTCATATTTCATGAATGGCTTATCATACTCAAATCCAAATTTGCAATTTGATTTGACTAACAAATACGATAAATTTAACAAAAAAATAATTCTATATGCACAAGAAGCTACAAGCTATAACAAGGATGATTTAAGTTCCAGATATGAATTTAATTGGATGGATGATTCTACTGATACATTCGATGATATTGAAATAGACGTTAAGTCTGTATATACACAATCTGATAAAATAGAAGAAATTAATTCAGAAGTATTTTCGACAGATATAGACTTAATGCTGTATGCTCCTGATAAATTCTCTAATGATGGCTTTGTTTTGATGATGGCTGATAAAAATACTGGAAAAGTTCCTATTGTATCTGTTTCTGGCTTAAGAGACGATGAATATATTTATACATATAGTGCTACACCACAAAATTATTTGTGTTCATGGCTATATCTTGCTAGATATTATACACTAGATATGCCAGCATATAATATTAAGTATACGAGAGCTCCAATAGCTGATGCTTATAGGGTAACTGGTCTAAAGCAATTTAAGCAACAAGATATAGAGTTTCAAACAAACAAAAAGATAGATTTGAATAAAGCTATCAAAACATCAATCGGAACTGGAATTATAGATTCACTATCTATAAATATAGACACACAGCTTATAAGCGCTACACTTGTGTACAGCCCAGACTAAAGAGTTAAATAATTTTAAAAATTTATTAATTTTTATAGGCTCTAAATAATTTTTATTATATTTGCAATATAAATAAATTTGTTTACAAATATTTAGCAACATGGCAAATCCAATATGCATATCTCCATTAAAGTTCTATGATGACTTCCATAAGCAAAACCGTTATCGCAGTTTTGCTTATGGGCATGTTGCTCCTCTTATCACAAATCCAAATGTTATTACTCCATTTTGTTTTTGTATAGGACCTAAAGAAGAGGGTGTAGAGTACCAAATTCATGAAATGACACTGTATGATGTCAATACTAATAGACCTATCCCAATATCAGACCTTAATACTAGGTTCGAAGATGCAGGTCTTACATTAAAAGAAATTAATGGCTATATGGTAGTCTGGTTCAGAGGTATATTTCCATTGAGCGGAGTTATCGATTATGAAGGTCAATACTTTTTAGGAATACCTATACGTGGAGAAATATACTACTCAGAAGTGTTCTGCTACACCAATGATGTTAGTGATTGCATAAAGATTGAATACTGGAATCCTGAAGGAAATTTATATGTAGGAGGGAAATATCCAGTTTTTCCAGATGACAAGACATTTCATTATATATTACTGTTAAAGTCAGAACTTGGAAAACCAGAATATTCATTCGAAGAAGAGGCAACTAAGAGATTAGGCTATTCATTTATTGAAAGCCAAGTTTCTAAGAAAACATATAAGTTTAATACGGTTATTCCTGAATATCTTTGTGATGCTATGAGGATAATTCGTCTCTGCAGCAAAAAAAAGATAACTTGTAAAGGAGAAACTTATGATGCTATAACTTTCAACATGGAAGTTGATTGGCAGGAACAAGGAGATTTAGCTTCAGTAACCTGTGAATTTGATGTAGACAATATAATCACTAATCTTGGTGGCTTCAAACATGAAGACAGTGGTGGTGATTTTAATAACGATTATAACAATGATTATGATACAGAATAATATGTTGCAGCATGTATAACTTATTGTTTAACTTTTTAAAACTTGTAGATTATGGCTGATACAATCGAAAAGATTTATTGCACCGATGGTCGCGATAATGATTTAGCAGTGATTTTGGCCGCTACTAAGAACAATGACCCAGCAGCTATGATGGCTGCTATGGGAGGTGGTATGAACAATTGGATGAATAATCCTTTTGTCTACCTAGTTTGGATGATGTTTGCTAATCGCGTGTGGGGAGGTGAGCAGAATGGTAATCCTGCTATTCAGGCTCAGATTGATTCTCTTCGCAACCAGATGGCAAATAATCAGAATAGCAATCTGCTTATGGACGCAGTTCATGGTAATACAGCCGCTATTACTCAGCTTGCTGGTAACTTGAATTGTGACTTTAACGCACTCAATGGAGCAATTTGTGATGTACGTGGAGGTGTAGACCGACTCAGTGGTCAAGTAGGCTTCTCTGCTGAACGTGTAATCAATTCAGTATCTCGGGCAACTTGCAAACAGAGACTATTATCAAATGGTAGTAGACAAAACTCCTGAATTGCTTGTTACTCTTAATCCAGCTTTGAAGAAAGAACAAGAGACTGAAACTAGACTTAAAGCTGTTGAGGGCTCTGTTCAAGAAGTAAAAGATTTAGTTAAAACACTTGTTGAAAAGTTATCATGAAAAAGATTAAATATATAATTATGCATTCATCAGATAATGAAGAGCATAAAATCGAGATTAAAGATAAATTTTCAAGAGCAGCTAACGCACTTATGAATGCGCCAGGCTATCTTGAATATGTCAAAAAACATGGTTACCATTTTACTGACAAGCTTGCAGATTATGTCAGTAAGATGATGATTAATGCATCTGGAAATGCGCATTCTTGGACAACAGACCAATTAAGAAGTGTACTTGGGCTATTTACTCCGGTGCATAATGAAACAGGAGGAGATTTAGCATATACAGCTAACATGGCTTATGCGGATTTTTATCCGACTGTTTTGGACACAGCAGATAAATGTGTAACTTATGCTAAGTTAGTAGCCTCAGACCCTGATGGCTATGAAGGCATGGAGTTTATGAGATGGACCAGCGATGCTATTGGCAAATCATTAACATTAAACTGGGAGGACTTTATCTAATGGCAAAGACTTTTGAATTTGAACAAATTAGGTTGATTATTATTTCTGCTTTTAGCTCTCTGTTGGCTATACTTACTCCAACAGAGGGCTTCGTCATAGCTATTATTATAGGCTTTGGCTTTAATATATTCTGTGGAATGCGTGCTGATGGCATATCTATAACGAGGTGTAAGAATTTTTCATGGAATAAAGCACAAAAGGCTATATTCGAGTTAGCATTATACTTCACAATTATATATGCTATATACTGTATTGTATATGCCTGTGGAGATAAAAAAGAAGCAGTTTTTGCAGCAAAAATTTTAACATATATATTTGATTATGCTTATATCTGCAATGGCTTTAAAAACCTTATCATAGCATACCCAAAGAATGTTATATTTAGAGTTATATACCATTTAATAAGATTTGAAATTACGAAAGCTTTGCCAGATTACTGGAAGCCAATTATAGACAGATTAAACAATGAGTTTGATAAACAAGATAATAAATCATTCGGAAACGCAAAACGAGAGAAGAATGATTTTAAATAAAATAATAAATTATGGACAAAATTCTCATGTTGTTGCTTAGTTTATAGAGCAAAGGCTATACGCTTAATAGTCAAACTATATGGGATAGCATTAAATTGATGAAATTATGGCTTACGAAAATTTAAAAGCTGCTATAGAGAAAGTTATTAAAACTAATAGCAACCAAGAAATAACAGGACAAATATTACAAGATGTACTTAAAAACATAGTATCAAATCTGGGCGTAAATGCTACCTACGCTGGTATAGCTATTCCTACAACCAATCCGGGTATTCCTGATGGCCAAGTATTTTATATAGCTTCAGAACCAGGTAATTATATTAATTTTTCTAATTTAAGTACTATTGAGGCAGATAATAAAATTCATATTATCTACAATGATATAAATTCTAATGACTGGCTCGAAGAAGCTTTAGACTTAGAAGAATTTGTGCCTGTTTTAAAGGTATTAATCTTAATAGGAAGTACAGTTGCTAGTGTAGGAACCGATAACAGAGCTGAAAGTGAAGATGCTATGCTGTCACTAGCAATAGGAAAAGACAATATTATAGGAAATTCTTATTGCTTAGCAAGTGGAAATGGTAACAAAGCTACTGGTTTTGCTTCCCACGCTGAAGGCAGTAGATCAATAGCCACAGGCACTAATTCTCATGCTGAAGGTAATAATACAGCAGCCTTAAATGGAAATACTCATGCTGAAGGTGATAGCTGTAAAGCCTCAGGTAATGTTTCTCACGCAGAAGGTTATAATTGTGTGGCTTCAGGTAGTGCTTCTCATGCTGAAGGTAATAATACAATAGCCGCAGGCGCTAATTCTCATGCTGGTGGAATTAGCACGCAAGTAAATGCAGATAACTCATTTGCTCATGGTAACAATATTATTGTTAAAACGGCTAATACAGTTGGTGTGGGAACTTATAACTTTTATGAGTTTTCTGAAAGCGTAGAGCCAAGGTTTATGATAGGAATTGGAACATCTAATGAAACTAGGCGTAATGCTTTAGTAATATTAGCTAATGGCAACATATTTATAAAAGGCATAGGCGGTTATGAAGGACTAAACATAACAGGCAATATGAAACCTTTGCAAGATATAATTCAAGTATAAAGTACTACGAAACTGTGTGATATTTTTCAGGCTATAATAACACATTAATATTTTGGAGTTTAGGCAATAAAGTATTTTGATTATGAGACAAATAAATTATATTATCATTCACTGTTCAGCCACTAAGGCTGGGCAGGATTTCCATGCATCTGATATAGACAGATGGCATAGAGAACGTGGCTTTGATGAAATCGGCTATAATGTAGTAGTTGATTTGGATGGCACAGTAGAGCCTGGTCGCTCAGAGGCAAAGCCAGGTGCTCATTGTAAGGGTCACAATTCAGATTCTATCGGTATCTGCTATATTGGTGGACTTGACAAAGATGGAAAGCCAGCAGATACAAGAACTGAACTACAGAAAGCAGCACTAGCTGGACTTGTTGCTGGTTATAAGCAAAGATTTCCGAATGCTAAAGTGGTAGGCCATCGTGATATGCCTAATGTGCATAAAGCCTGTCCTTGCTTTAACGCAAAGGAGGAGTACAAAAATATATAAAATTGTCCCAGGTATTCCCTATTTTTAACAGAAGTTATCCACTATATTCAGGTTATAAAGTTATTACCTTTATATAGTGGATTTCACTCTCTTAATCTATTTAATTATAGCTAGAATTATGAAACAACTAAACTTTCACAATATACTTTTGCAATTTTTATCCCTATTTCTCTTGGCGGCCTTTTTGTATATTTGGCACCAAGGAAAACAACATAAGGCTTGTGAAATTGCGTACCAGAATAGTATATCAGTGAGTATGGATTCACTGCATAAATACAAAGTAGCAGACAGCCTAAACGCAATTCATATTTCAAATGTAGAATTATCTTTAAAGCAATATAAACGGCTAAGAGCTGATGATGCAAAATTAATTAAACAGCTTAAAGCTGATAAACTTACTGCAGTAGTAAATCCTGAGACCATCATCAAATACAAGATACAGACACAGCTAAGAGATTCTATAATATACAGAGATACAGTAAAGGCTATTAGCTATCATGATTCCTGGAATTCAGTAACAGGATATTTTACAAAAGATTCAGCAAATTTAAACATACAGTCTAAAGATGAGCTTTTAATTACTAAATCTATAGAAAGAAAAAGGTTTTTAGGCATTAAACTTAATCCTAAATGGTTTGGTTATCGCAATTTGCAACTCAATATTGTTAGCAAAAATCCAAATTGTGCAATCAGCAATATAGAGTATATAGAATTGAAGTAAAAATATTTAACAAGTTAACAATTCGTGAACCATTGGTGAACGTTATAGGGACACTCCTAAATTATTGAAAATCAATCACTTATATAAAAAGTTGCCCAAGTTACCCTAAAGTCTATATAGTCCAAATGAAATTTTTAGAAATAGCTACTATAATCGTAGTATATGTTTTTAAAAAAATAACCTTATAAGTTATAGAAAAAGTCCGTGCTCCGTGAACGTTTATATAAGTGATTGATTTTCAATAAATTAGATGGTTCCGTAAATATTTTTTACTTGGTGAACACCACTTATCTGATAAATTTATAAGATTTAAGTAATATAGAGTTGTGTTACGCGCATACGCATATACATTATATAAGATTTATAAATTCAAGTGTTAACAGTAGTTAAAGAATTTTTTATTAACTTCTTTTAACACAAAAAATTTTTTTATATGAAGAATTTTTGTTACTTTTGCAAATGAAAATAATAAAGAACATAACTTCAAATTATATGGAAAAATTTAACATAAACAAAATTATGAGCCAATATGGCTTACAGGAGCAAGAGGTTGCAAATCTCTTATGGCCAATGGTCAAATATCCTGAGCTTGGTTTTAAGCGTGTATTAAGAGGTGAAACTTATCTTGATTCTGCGCAGATATGTGCTTTAGCAAATTATTTGCAAGTTCCAGTTTCAGAACTCTTTACTGTTGAAGATACTGACTGGCATGCTATCTCTAAAGATAAGCGAATTATCTTTACAAAAGGTGACTACAAGGTTATGATTGGAAGTGGCCTATTTTCAGTATCAATTTGGCATAAGAATGATAATTTCTATAATGCAACGGCTTCTATAGGCTTTATGGAAATTAGTCAATTTATTAACAAAATTGATGATATTATCAAAGACCATGAGCGCGAATTGTTAAACAAATAAATTTTTAAATTATGGACAGTATTAAGATTTCAGTAGATGTTAACGTACATCTCTCAGAGAAGACAGAGAGTTTTATTTCTACTTTGGTAAGTAAGTTGATTTCAGCAGCTCCAGCAGCTCCAGCAGCTCCAGCAGCTCCAGCAGCTCCAGCAGCTCCAGCAGC